ACATAACCATTCTCTTTAACGTACCTTTGTCTATGTTTTTCAGGTTGGGCATCTCCCCCTGAACCAACCCAATTATCACAGGCATATTACTGCGACAGTAATACGAATTGTGAGCGTTGCTGTTGCAAAACTCGCATGACTTTTTTCCAGAACTCTTGGTAGCAGACATGTTTTTACTTACTTGAATACTACATGAATAAAAGTAGTAGATTAAATCAATTTTTTTTATATAAAGTTGACCTTTTTTATGGTACTTTTTAATAAAAAAAAAGGCTCTGATCAGGAGCCTACAGGTTTTTCATTTATTAATAATTTTGATTCGAAGCGAAAACCTGTTTCGAAAATACAACATAGCATCAAGCATCTTTAAAATATATTACATCTACTCTGAAATAGGGTGGCCAAACCCTATAACAGAATAAACGCAAGACATCTTAGTTATATGCCCCCCAACACCCCTACAATATCATAGTATTGCTAAAATTAATAAACTTCGATTGCAATCAAAATTCATTAATTAATATATTTCAAAGGGTGCTGTTTTGTGTTACTTTTGACAACCGCAACAAGGTCATCAATTCTACCACACAACTAGTAGTCCTCACTCTCTCACCCTGTGTGAGGTTCAGGGCCATGAACTTTCCGGCCCCATCCGTTAGGATGGTATGGGAAAGCTACATAAGTACGCACTCCCGGTTAAGGGTATTACACACCCCCTGCTTGGTTTTTTAAGCAGGATTCAGGACAGTTTAAAGACTTATCCAGGTCAAAATTAAAGTTTAAACCGACGACAATTAGCATCTTGCTGTGCTAAAAGGGAATAGTTCATTTAGTATTAACCAGGACACACCACGAGGAGGCGAACTATTTTATGTCCCAAACACCCGATGTGGGGCTTGAACCCACGACCACACGCTTAAAAGGCGTGCGCTCTACCAACTGAGCTAATCGAGTTTTGAAACTTTTAATGTGGTTTCATCACAATCACTTTTTTTTATTTATTTTTAAATTTATTACTTTTTATTTGCGATTCTAGTTGAACGACGAATCTTACCTGAATTCAAATCATTAAGATGCTTCACAGCAAGTCTTTCGCTTGCTCTTCTCTTCCTATTCGCCTCTTGTTCAATCTCCTTCTCAGCACGTGCCTTCATCATTACAAGAGCCTCAGCCGCCAACTTCTCATTTTCACGTTGCTCCTCCTCCTTCTCAAACTTGAGACGCACACGCACCATCTCAGTAAGCTTTGTACGATAACCATCCTCAATTTCACGATGCTCATTCTCCCAAGCAGACATGTTGTGAGGATAGAAATCCATGCGAACATAATGCGATGCATGTTTCTTCAAAGCATTCTTCATCTCACGCCAATACGTGCTTTCATCGTAGTTCATTTCAGTATTCATGATGTGTTTAGTACTCATATTGCTCATTTTATTTTACTACTCCAATAAGTATTCAAAGCAAATCAATTTTTTTTAGATAAGTTGGACGGCGTGCGGATCTTGGTCAAAATTACACGATGCCCGTAATATTTCTTCTTTTATGGTGGCTATTCTGTTTAAACTTTTTACTCTTTTTAATTCATCTGTTATACTGTTTAATTCATTATTTATTATTTTTAATTCTGTTAAGTAATTTTCTATTTGTGTTCCTCTTGTTTCACATTCTTTTATTCTTATTTTCTTTATTATTTCATCATTTTTTTTATAATATATTGGCTTTCGTCTTCCGTAAAGTGATAATGTGGGTAATATTGATTTTCCTGTCATATGATATTATATGACCATTTTTTAATTGTTATTTACAAAATTATTTATTTAAACCTTTAGACAATTAAAACGCTTATTTTTTTATAATGATGATATATATAGACAAATGGAAAAAGGACGAATGATGCTTCTACATTCTGCTATAATTGGTATTTTGTTATACTTATTTATGATTTTTATACTTGGTCAAAATGAAAATGTTGCCGAAAACCGAAGTATCTTATTGGCGGCAGTGATATTAATATATATGATTGTATTTGGTCATGGTTTACCTACTTCAATAAATAAAAACTTATATTAACTATATTATTACATTTTTTATAATAATTTGGGCGTTTTAAATGACCAAAGGTGTAAAATTGATTTATTATTTTGTATTTTACATATATCAAATACTTAATGTAAATCATGAACTTATTCATACTTTCTCTTTCAGTTACTGAATGTGCACAATTCATGTTTGATAAACATGTTTCCAAAATTATTCTTGAAGCAGCACAAATGTTATCTACGGCTGTTAATATAATTGAACCTGAACACAATCTTACTACTTATAAAACTTGTCACATTAATCACCCTGTTTCTATATGGGTTAGAACATCACTCGAAAATTTCTTGTGGACTATTGACTTGGTAGAAGCCATGCATAACGAATGGAAATATAGAAATGACCATCCACCCTCCAAACTACATAAATCATATGAAATGGCGATGTATTTGAAAAAAAATCAACCCTCGTCCGATAAATTTGAAAAAAAAGGTCTTACTCCATTCGCACAAGCCATGCCTAACGAATTTAAACACGATGACCCCATTATTGCATATAGACAATATTACCAAAAGGATGAAAAAAAAAGAAGAATTGGTACTTGGAAAAAAAGAGATAGACCTTATTGGTATAGATAAATGATTCATATAAAAATAAAAAATAATATAATTCCATGATTATATTATTTTTATCGACAACTGCAGGATTTGAACCTGCGCGGGCATAGCCCAACGGATTTCAAGTCCGTCTCCTTAACCACTCGGACAAGTTGTCATTACAAAAGTATTTGAAATTAAGGCAATATAAAAATATCGCTCCGTATAGGGATCGAACCTATGACATCCCGATTAACAGTCGGACGCTCTAACCATCTGAGCTAACAGAGCACATAGTTTTACGTCATCGCGGACGGTCTTAAGCCCCCCTTCTCCCCTAATCACGCTTAAGACTGTGAGACGCCGTTGTTGGGGTATCGTCCCTCCATTTCCTCTGTTGTATTAAGCCCCTCGCCTCGCTTAATACTGTGAAACACCACTATACTTCTGTTATTTAACTCAAAACTTGTCATCACGCTCAGAGGTTCATTTTGTTAAATAATCTACACCACCTTTAGTATATGTTTCTCCATTTCCACACTAATCCTACCCACAATACAGCCCACACCCAATAAAGTTCATTTAGAATTACCCAAGACACACCACGAGGAGGCGAACTTTTCTATGTCTCACACACCCGATGAGGGGCTCGAACCCTCGGCCACACGCTTAAAAGGCGTGCGCTCTACCAACTGAGCTAACCGGGTTAAATTAGTCGATTTCTCACCCAGAACGACTAACTGGAAACTAGCGGGAGAAGGTTTCGATCCTTCGACCTTCTGGTTATGAGCCAGACACGCTGCCTCTGCGCCATCCCGCTATAGCTCCTACCGAGATTCGAACTCGGGTCTCTAGATTCAAAGTCTAGAGTGATAACCACTACACTATAAGAGCATTCACCCTATGCAGGACTTGAACCTGCAACCTTACGATTAGAAGTCGTACGCGCTATCCAATTGCGCCAATAGGGCTAGTGTTCCCACACCGGGAATCGAACCCGGGTCTCAGCCTTGAAAGGGCCGTATGCTAACCGTTACACTATATGGGAATTTGCATCGTGTGGGGTTCGAACCCACGCAGCTTACGCTACCAGATCTTAAGTCTGGCTCCTTAGACCACTCGGACAACGATGCTAAGGGATTTTTATGTGTCCCACCACAACTGATCAAATGCGGGCTCGAACCGCAGACCTTCGGCTCATAAGACCGATGCTCTAACCAACTGAGCTATAGGATCATGTTGGCAGGTGTTGTTTACCCAACCTGCCAATAGTATAGGATTTTCTCCCTTTATAAATACTGTTTTATAGAATTTTTTCTTTATTTCGTCGGTTACAACTATTTACACAAATATATAACTATTTACACAAATACACAATTTTATAATATAATAAAAAATATTATATTATCACACATACACCCCTTCACAGTATAATATACTGTAATCTCTTTAACTTGATTTACTATCTATTTAATTAAAATTGATTGTTATATTACCTATTACGCATTTAAAAAATAGTATGGAAGCAATTATAATTTTCTTTGTCGTTATTGTTGGGGCAATGGCTAACGCAATATTCGGTGGGTCTGATCGCGTCAGACCTGCTTGATATTTATTCAATTAAAATTGATTTAAAATTAATTTTAAACTACTTATAAACTTAATGACACATATACCATGAAGGTTCTCGTCTTTGATACTGAAACCACAGGGATTATCCCTAAATCATATTTACCCATTCACAAAATGCCATATATTGTACAGCTCGGATTTATGCTATACGATACCAACTCTAATGAAATCATTATCAACTTTAATGAAATCATCAAAATCCCCGACCAGGTTACTATTCCTGAAGGAGCATCAAATGTTCACAGAATTTACAAAAAAGACTGCCAAGAAAAAGGCATCGACATCAAAGATGCTATTACACAATTCAAAAATGCATATGCTAAAGCCGACCTCATCGTTGCACATAATATCGTTTTCGATAATAGAATGGTTATGTTTGAATGCGAGCGAATCGGCATGGAATGCTTTCTCTTAGAAGAAATATCATTCTGTACCATGAAAAATTCTACAAAGATTACCAACATTATTGCTACTAATTACAAGGGCGAAAAATACATTAAATCGCCAAGATTATCCGAATTACATCATCATTTCTTCGGATATGTTCCAAAGGATTTACACGATGCATTTATTGATTTACTCGTTTGCCTTAGATGCTTCTGTCAATTAATGAGCAAGCCCACCGATATTTGTGACCACAACGAATATATTAGAGAGATATTCCAAAAAATAAGATAGATTTTATATTTAAAATATTAAAAAGTATTACTTTTTTTCTTTTATATATATATGTCATTTTCATTAGTAATAAGCTATTATAATTCAAAAGAGTTCTTAAAATTGTTAGATTTTATCCCTGATACATGGTTCGTTTATATTTATAATAAATCAAAAAATAAATTAAACAACATTAACAATCATAACATCACTATATTTGATGTTCCTAATATTGGAAGAGAAACCGATACTTACTTACGTCATATTATTAATTTTTATGATATACTTACTGATTATACCGCCTTTATACAAGATGATACTCATAACCATATACAACCACAAGACTATTTTAACTTTGTTGAATTTGTACATAATTGCCAGAAAAATAACCATTCATTTACTGGATATCCAGCTAAGTATAGGAAAGGTTCGACACGTCCACAAAAAAGGACATTTAATAATGGTTGTCATTTTGCTAGCATCGATATACCCAAAGATGCTGTAAAAATATGTGCACCAAAACTTAATATTAATCTTCCTGACCAATATATTACTTATGTATGCGCTCATTTTGTTTGTTCTAAAAATTCTATTACAAATAAAAATATTGATTATTATACAAAACTACACGAATACTCAAATAATTCGGAAGATTATTCTGTTAGTAAGAAGGGTTATATTTTTGAACATATGTGGGCTGTAATATTTTTATAAAATAATATAATAATATTTACTTATTATATTATATGAGTATTAAACCATTTGACGATGATAATATTAGACCAGCTACTAGATTAACAGAAAGAAGAAGCGGTATCGTAGCAACACCTATTCAAAAAAGAAAATCTATTGCTCTATGTATCGACTGTTATTCTTCTATATATGATGATAACAATTATTATACTTGTTATAAATGTAACAACTCAACATGTTATAATTGTTTTCAATATAATAATCGTTGTGCTAATTGTAATTCTAAAATTTATAAAGATCATAATAATATACCTATTAAATATACTAATCATTGGAGCTGTTGTAAAATATTTACAAAATGCCTCTTCTGTTTACCAAACAATTCTAATGTTTAATTGAATTTTAAAATATTTTTTGATTTTTCGGCATCTTATACCATTGTGTCATGCATCTTACGCCTCCACCACCCATAAATATATTTTCAAATGGTATCGTTCTCACTACTAACCCGAGCTCTTCTATTAATTTATATATCTTCTCGAACTTCTTTTTGTATGCTGTTATTACTGTCTCTCCTATTAATAAAAAATTTGTTGACAAATTTGTATCATGTCTATCATTTATATAATCTTCTACCCTGTATATATTATATTTTTCCCTCAATTTACTTGGAAATCTTTTTATGTAAGTACTTGAATATAATATGTTATTCCCTGGTAATACTCCAAAACAACAGTCTAAGTGTAATCCATGATGTGATATCACTATTATCTCCTTGTTTGGGAATTCACCCTTTAAATATTTCACTCCACTATCGTCCGTTCTTCCTCCTTTACCTACATATATTGTTTCTCCATCTATTATTATATCCCCTCCATCTAAATTTACATCACTCGGTATTCTTTTACCTTCATTTTTATATGGTATTACATCCACTTCACTTTTTATTTGTTTTGACCTTATCTTATTATTTATCATTTGGGGCATTAAATATACTTTATTGTCTATTGTTAATGAACTATCCCTCACCCATAACGACATGCACATATCATTCTTTTCTTTCACTAATGGTTTTATTACTTCTATTCCTGTTTTTCTTATTTCATTTTCCAATTTTTTTAATGCTTCACTTAATCTTAACTTTTTTCCATCACAACTTTCTTTATTGTATATATGACTGCTTCCTATATATATTTTACCACTTTGCATATATTATATTTACATTATAATATATACTATTACATCGTTCTACCCATTAAACACCATAATCCATTCATATCATTTAAAAAACTTTTTATATCATCACTTGGCTTATTCACCGGACTCCAATCTGCTATATTTTTTCTATTTTTTTGTAATATTAAATCTTCTATTTTTCCTTTCACTAATTCTGAATTTATATTATATCCATGATATCTCTCCACCATCCAATGAGGACATACATACGGATAATTCTCAGGATAATTTATCGATATCTCTATATTCATACTAAATTCTAATGATTGTAATAATGAATTTACCCTATCATCTATTGTCTCTGTATTATTCATATACCGTTCACTATTTGTTGATCTTAATCGGATTTTTAAATAATTTTTACGGAGATTAAATATATTTCTTCCCAAACTTACCTTTGCACTTATATCATGTGTATCATTTAACATTCCACTATCATTTACCAAATCTTCTAAATCTGCATATTCACTATCCCCTACAAATATCTCGTCTTGTTTCCTCTTTAATACTGTTAAACTCTTTCGTTCTATATGTGCTAGACTACTTTCATCTATTATCATTTCACTCATTTTAATCTAGCATTTTATTTTTTTTTTCATCAATTAAATAAATTTCGTCATCCTTTCTCTCTTCAGAATTATTTACACCCACATTATATACAACATGCCACCATCAATATACACCACCTCATCCATAGAACTTATACACTTATATTCCCAACCATGAGAGAAAGAGAGAAAGAGAGAATATTAGAGAAAACACATATTATTTTATATCTATATTATATATTTATGACTGACAAAACTATCGTTGTTGGATTACTCGGCGACAATAAACCATATATGTTTAAAAATTCATCTGGAATGATCGATGGATTAGATTATGAAATATGGAAAGTTATAGAGAAAGAACAAGATTTAAAATGTGAATATAAATATGTTGAAACACCCAATTATGATGAAGAAATTCAAAAATTAGCTGATGGCAAATATGATGTTTTAGTAGGAAATATATCTATCACTCATCCTAGAGCTAACGATGTTTTATTTACATCATTATCATATTTAGACCAAAATAGAATGATTTATAAACACTCAGATAGCGATATTTATTGGAGATATTTAGGTTCTTTCGCATCACGTGGTGCTGGACCATTCGCTATGATTATTTTTATGGGTCTCATTTTCGGCTGGTTCTTAATGATGAATAGAAGAAATGGTTCCTTCATTAATGTTTTTTATAACACCATGATTTCATTATTAGGTGAATATCAAAATTTAGGTTCCAAAACTAGAAGCAATTATGTTGAATTCTTTATTTCATTTCTTATTCTTATTGTTTCATTTTACTTTACTATGTTCTTGCAGGGTGCTACCACTACTGATATTATTAGAATTGAATCTGAAAATGACCCATTCACTCATGTTAGTGATCTTGCCAATAAAAATATCCTCACTATCAAAGGTACTTCACAAAGCTCTTTTATGAAATATTATGAAAGTAAAGTTAAACTTGATGTCACAGAAATTGATTATGATGACTTACCCGAAGACATTAAACAAACTGCAGAAGAAGGAAATATTGTTAGTGGAGGTATCGCTGATTACTATTTGAAAAATTCCAAAAAATATGACGGAATATTTGTATCCGAAGAATCATTCAAACAAGTAGAAAATAAGTACCCTGAACTTAAAATTTCACATATTAATATGGGTTATGACGAAATCGCTATGGCTGTTAGTCAAGATAACGTGGACTTACTTAGACTTATTAATATTAGTCTCGCTTCTATGAAAGATAACAAGTTATTACCTAATATTTGTGAAAAATTCTTTAAAGGTGACAACACTAAATGTATTTTGTAAGGAAAATTATATATAAAATATTTATTATTATATATAAATGTATCGCAAAGGATTAAGTTCGCGTGCTAATAAAATTTCATCTTTGGTCGCATCTACAGATAATAGCGGACCAGGTTCGATTGGACAAGATGCAGTTCCTACTGCTGGGGCTCATGGTATCAGAAAAAATGTATTTAGAAGAATGCCAGCTCTTATACCTAAAAAATCACAATCCAGATTTAGTAAAATGGATATACCTGCTCGTCCATACCCTTTTTATACTAGACAAGAACTAATTGATGTTATCGATGAATATTTTTTTACAAACAAAGATAAGGCATGGAGAAGGTATGGTGATATTGGTACTTGGGATGTCTCCAGAATTACGGATATGACTCGTTTATTCTGTAAAGATGGTGACGGGGGAAGTGTGGCCAAAGCAGCTCTTACCGAAAATGAAATCGGTGGTATTTCTAACTGGAATGTTTCCAACGTGACTAATATGGAGGCTATGTTCAGGGGGTCTCAATTTAACGGTGATCTAAGTAAATGGGATGTTTCTAATTGTACCAGATTTGTTCAAATGTTCCAAAGCGGGTGTGCATTCAACAACGATTCTATTCTTTACTGGGACGTTCGAGCAGCAGGTCAATTTAATGGTATGTTCGCCAACGCTGCCTTTGCTGTCCAAACTATTAATTATTGGAATATTACGCCTAATACTGGTGATCCTGTTGATGGTGTCGCCTCTATGTTCGCTGGTAATACAAATTTCCCCGACGGACCAGGGATTACTTCGGGTACTCCTGACGCAAATTTTTTTAACAAAATCACATTTCTCACGGGCGGTGAAGCCATTACTCACGAAAGAACACAACCTTTCTACGACCCTGGAGCTACTACTGTTACTGGCGAAATTCCAGTTGTAACATTCAACAATCTTGATATTGATGTTGCTGGTACATCATATACTATTACATATACAGCCACTAATCCACGGGGGGCGAGTGGTACTATTAGCAGAACTGTTACTGTTACTGATAGTACAGCTCCTGTTATTACATTAACAGGTTCATCTATCGTAACATTAGAACGTGGTGCCACTTATACTGACCTGGGAGCTACTAGCAGCGAAGGACAAGCGGTCACCAACGATAGTGCCACCGCTATTAATGATGGAACAAACAACTTTACTGTTGGTACATATACAATCACTTACACCACTACTGATGCAGTAGGTAATACTGGAACAAAAACCAGAACTGTTAATGTTGTTGATACAGTCGCACCCGTTTTTACTGTTAATTCCTTCATCGACCCACATACTGTTTATACACACCCAACAAATTTGTATACCGCCCCTAATAGTGATGATGTTACTGCTGACGACCTCGGTACCAATATCACTCCTCTATTTACAAATAATGGAGCCGTTGATATTACTACGGTTGGAACACAAACTTACACCGTAAGTGCGTGGGACGGATATAATACGGCTACTATCTCCAGAACTGTTAATGTCGTTTCTATTATTCTTACTATCACCGGTCTTAGTGGAACACAATCAACTCCTTTACAACATGTAAAGGATGATACTTGGGTTGAGCCTACAGCAGGAAGTGGTTATGAAGTTACAGCAACCGCTGCGGTTGGTATTCTAGGTGCTGCAACCCCAGGCGATGATGTTTCCGCACAAATAGCAAGTGATGTTGTTTCCGCACTTGATATTACTACATTAGGTAATTATACCGTTACTTATACTATAAATGATGGTAACGGTAATATTTATACCGCAACCAGATATGTACAAGTAATAACAGCACCTTAATTATTTATATATTCATTAATATTATCAACATATTATATTGTTAATATTAATGCAACTAATCAATTTTCCTTCAGAACTATTGTATAATACATTTACATTCTTAATGAATGAAGAAATTATTAATCTGACATTTATCAATTCTAAGTTTTATAAAATGATACACCAACCATTTTTTAGGGAATATATATCTTATCGACCCCATCCGCTTGTTTTTAATTCTCTAGGAAATATTTGCTCTATTTGTAATCAAACCATATATATTCTTGATGATAATACTACATACATCAATTGCAAACATACTTATCCAAAAAAAAATGATTTTATTTCCTCATAATTTATAGTTTCAAAATACAGAATACAGAAGAATACAGTTATGAACGCTTTTCATCAGACCAAACTTCACATGCCAATTAAATTTAACATCCCATTTAAATTTAAAATCCCCACTACCTCCACCTATACCATCCCTACATTCATTCCCTGCAAATTTCAATACAAGGCTACCTCTAATCTACCATACATGGACATCAACGACCCCGCGCATAGCCAGAAATAGTTTTCAATTTATCATGTAATTTAATTAAATAACCAATTTATTTTTAATTAAATCTCTACAAAACTGTTGTTTCAAATATTTTACTTGTTACCAAATAAGGATCACAATTTGAACTTGGACGTCTATCTTCGAAATATCCCATTTCTTTTTTCAATGTTTCATGTCCTATGCGTACTGAAGCACCACGATTCGCCACACCATTTGTAAATAAATCATAACTTGCTGTCTCATGTTCTCCTGTCATTCTTTGTTCATTATTTTCACCATAAACTTTCATGTGTTCTTCATGTTTATTAGATAATTTTTCAATTGCGTCATATATACAATCCAAACCTGTACTATCTACTACACCTTCTCTCATTTCTTCTGTACTAAAATTTGTATGACATCCAGAACCATTCCAATCACCCTTTACTGGTTTTGGTTCAATATTTATTATTACATTATACTTTTCAGATAACAAATACAGAAAATATCTAGCCATCCATAAATGATCACCCGCTTCTATACCAACACAAGGTCCTACTTGAAATTCCCATTGACAAGGTGCAACTTCTGCATTAATACCTGATAACTTTACTCCATATTCCAAACACATTTTCGCATGTTCTAATGCTATCTCTCTACCTCTAGCATTCTCACTTCCTACACCACAGTAATATTGTCCTTGTCTTTCCGCATTATTAAAAAATGTTTTTGAACGTGGATCCATCATAAAGTATTCCTGTTCCAATCCAAACCATGGCTTGCTATCTAGATTTTTATTAAACTTTATATTTGCTTCATATCTATTATTACTTTTTGTTGGTTCTCCCTTTTCATTATATGTATCACATATTACATATACCATGTTGTTTGATTCTTTATCTGACACAAATACTCTACAAGGATTTAATGTTATCTCTGAATTATTTCCTTCTGCTTGACCAGTTGAACTTCCGTCATAGTTCCATTTTGGTATACTTTCCAGCGTTTCTAACACTCTCATTTTACTTCTTAGTTTACCAAACCCATCCAGCCAAACATATTCGACCAAATACATATACACATATTACTATTTATTGCTTTATATAATAATTATAATTTAAACAATTTTTAATTATTATATTATGAATTTCATTAAAAATTTCATTAAAAATATTGAAGAAAAAAAATTTGAATTTTACGATCAAATACACGAATCATATTTTATGTACAACAACATATCACATCATTATTCTGTTGAAGAAGGCAATACTACTAAAACTTGTATGAACCTACTGCAAGAACTTAGACAAACAGAATATTCCTTTTTAAATTATTATGAAGAAAATTCAAATTCAAAAACTAAAACTATTCAATACATCAATAAAACATTAGATATAAAAGAACAATTTGAGATCATTAATAGATGTTATACTATTTTATCAACATGGAGTTTTAAAGATATTAAGAATAATATTAATGGAAAAAAAATAACAAAAACTTTTGTTTTATTATATGAATTACATGACAGAATTCTTTTTTATTATAGACTTATGAATGAAAAAATCATTTTTAAAAATAATAATATTAATATTATCAATATTAATAAACATAGTTATTGTGTTCATTATATTTTAAAACATTTTAAAACTGATACGTTACCTACTATGATTTTCTTTGATTCACATGCCGATTTAAATCCAGGAGGAAATACTGATATTGATTATACTAATATTAATAATGAAGATTACCATAACATCGGTGTTGTTAATATACCAATTTTATTAAATTACCAAAAAAATAATGGTGTTCATTGGATAGTACCAGATAATCTTCCATATTCATATGTGAGAAAACTTATGACTATAAATCATGATAATAATATTGTCCCATTTGATGATAATACAGAATACATTAAAAAAAATGAATACAACGGCAAAATTTTGCATCATCTCCAATTTTCCCCTGATAATTATGATGAAACAAATAAAATAAATACATCTATACCACCTATAAATTATACATTAACAAATATTGACTATTTTTCTTTTTTTGAAAGCATAACCGATGATTATATATTAAATATCGATCTAGATTATTTTATATCTAACGGTGATGTTCATGGCCGTTCATCACTTGATAATTTTTTTACAGAAGAAGGGACTGATAAGCAGCATGATATTAGTACAGCAAATATATATGATATTAATATGGAACCATGTGTTTTGAGTGACCCACGCATACACGGTACAAATATGGATAAAGAATTACTTTCGATTCGTACAAAAATTGATCAATTTTTAATATTTATTAATAAAATTAAATCATTAGGTAAAACACCAAAAATGATTATTTTATGTGATAGTGCACGAGCACATATTTCTTTATTTGATAATTATATGGGTGAAACTCAATTTTATGATATTATTGAAAATAATTTCTTACCAAAACGGTATGCTTTTTGGTTAAGAAATACACTATTTAATCATATTAAAATTTTACTAGGAGAAGAAATTAAAATATTATAGTCATATACCTATATTTCCTGAAATGCTTATTCTACTATCATTTTTATTTTTATGAAATTTTACATTATGTTTCATATGTGAAGGAAATATTACCAAATCACCTTCTGATAAATTTGGTACATATTCCTCTTTATAATTATCTATACTATTCATTCGCATACCTATTATTATACTTTTTAAATGACTACTACGGGGATTTTCAAATGCTAATTTAGAATCAACATTTATGTCTTTAGATTTCAATATATAAACAAAAGAATAAAAAGAATCTCTTCCACTATGACAATGTGTTTCTTGAAAATCATTATAATTATATTCATTATACCATATCTTCGAAATGTGAACTGGTATATTAATTAATTCACCTTGATCCTCATTTAATTTTATAAAAAAACTTTCCATCTCTTCTGACACCTTTTTTGAAAATATCATATTAAAATCTATCGACGAACAATTGTTTACAAAAGGTTCGTCAAAAAATGAAGATTTTACATTACAATCCCTCCAAGAGCTAGTTGATATTACTCCTTTACTACTTTTTATTTTTGATAAAAACTTTTCTTTATATTCTTCAACAAATTCATTATCTAATCTTGAAATCCAAATATAATCTCCGTAAATATTCTTTATCATTATTATGCTTATTATTATAATTAATATTTAAATTAATGTTAAATATTAACTTTTACCTATATACTTTTATCTTTTATTAAATCACCAAATATATTAGGATAATTCGATATTTCCACCTTGGGTATATTAAAACCATATGATATTGCAATTCTAGGCTTATTACCTTTTATACAGGTGCTACTATGTTTATCTATACCTGAACGACACATTATATATTGTCTTTCAATACCTTTTTGTACAATACCTTTGTATATTGACTCACCACCACATTCCGCATTTTGAATAATTACATTAAAACGTATGTGATACATATCATTATCATTTGTATCTATATGATAATGTGTTGCTGAACCAGTTTTTAATATTTGAAAAAAACTTGGTAAATCTGATGGTTCTTCATCTTTAAAATTAAATTTCTCTTTCTCAATTATTCTTTCCCTCGTATTATTTAAAATATTCTTTATATTTTCATCTATATTATCCCATCTATTACTATACAAATCCCAAGATATATTCTTTTCTCCATAAATAAATGGGGTTATCTTTTCTGTTTTGCTTTTATCCCTATAATCACATTCTTGAATTTTTTCTATTATTTCTATATTTCTATTAGCAAATTCTATCAATTGTTCTTGTTCTTCTATGCTTATTATATCTTCTTTTGTATCTATTGTTTCTATTATAAAGTTTAATGTTTTATTTCCAAATTCATAATTTACATAATTCGTATATAATGTTATTTCACCAAATAAGTCATCTTCTATATCAATATTTATGCTTGTGTATATTATAAAATTTATATTCTTATTATTATCGCATGTTTTAAATTCACTTTTATTTTTATGCAAAATAAATATTTCCTTGATATTTAATAAATAACTATTATTTTTATATACTTCGTTTATTGCTTCTACTACTATTTTTTTAAATACATGTATCGCAGGATTAAATAATCTATCTGAAACATTTATAATATATTTATCGTTTTCATTATTATTTATAAATGTTTTTAATAATTCATTAAATCGTTTATGTATAGTCGTCTTATTTACACTCAACGCATTTATATTTTCATTATAATTATTTACGAATGTTATATTGTGATTACAACTAAAATGTAATACTTTATGTCCACTTAAATAATTACGATATATTTTTTCAATAAAATCTACTTTCAAATTTTCACAATTACTGGTTTGAATATGCTTTTCGGAGGTGTCTTCTATGTAATTTATAATACCTCCTTTTTCAAATTCTCTATTTAAAACACCATCTATTATTTTTATCATCGGTTTCTTTAATAACCTACGAGATGTAATC